CACGACGGGGCGGAACGTCCGCCCCACTCTCACTCACATCCAAAAGAAAAGAATATGAAAACGATAGCAATAGAGAAGATGACCCGCGAGCAGCTCCGGGCGCTGCCATTCGGCAAGGCTCGGACCTTCGAGCTGCCTGCGGCCCGGGACATCATCAACGCCACGTCGCTCATATACAGGTCGCAACATGTGCTGGGCTGCAGATTCACGGTCCGGTGCGACTACGAGCAACTGCGGATGACGATCACCCGCAAGAGAAAGGAGGGCGCCGATGGAACTCTCAAGGATTGAATATCGCCGACTGGTGGAGGACGTAGCGGAGGCCGTACTGGCCAAGGTGCTGCCCTTCGTCAAGAAGCGACGGGCGGAGAAGCCCGAGGAGCAATGGACGTGGGTGAGCGCCGAAGAGGCCGCCAAGATCGTAGGACTGACGAAAAACTACCTACTCAGACAGAAGGCCTACTTCACCCACGTCAAGATCGGGAAGGCGAAAGCCTGCCGCGTGATGTTTCGCAAGGAGGCCCTCGTCGAGGAGCACATGCGATCTCAGACAGAACGGCGGCGCATACCTCCAGCGCGCAAGAACGAGGCACCCCCCACGGGGGCTGGAATTTGAATTTTCGCGCGTCGAAAGGTGCGGAGGGTGGGTATCATCCTCGACGGGGTCATTTTTTCTGACGACCCCCTTCCGAAAAATTAACAAGTCTTAAATCGGTTCGAGCGAGCCGAAAAATGTGTTAAAAATGGTACATACAATCATCTTAGCGGCTCTCCTCGCCCTCCTGCTCGGCATGATGGGCAGCACGATCGCCCAGCTGTGGCGCGAGATGCGCGGGAAGTAGCCCACGAATAAGCCACCCCAACCCATAGAGCCCGCCTGTCGGCTCATCGAAGACAGGCCGCCCGCTTGCTGGCGCACGAGCAAGCCATCCACAACGAGATGAGGTCGTACTACCGCCCGCAAGGGTCGGCGGCTAACTACAGGTCGTCGGTGAGCGTAGGAAGTAGCATCGGGAGCAGTCCGCCAAGAGCGGGCACGACATAGCCGACGATGGATGAACGTAGGTTGAGGCGACCCGCCAGGGCAATGGCGCGGTGTAGCTCCTATATCAAAGTCCGGCTAATGCGGCCAGGCTTCACGGCCTGGGTGTCACAAGCCACCACAAACGCAGAGTGGCCGGGCGGAAGCGTCCGACATCATATCTACCATAACCCAAAAGAAAGGAAATAGTCATGGATAAGAATGACCTCAACGACCGCGCCCGCAACTCTGAGATACTTGCGTGGGTCGCGCTCGTAATCAACGTAGTAGCACTCATAGTAACAGCGACGATAAGGCTATTGCGATAAATACTCCCACACATCATGCGCACGCCATCCTCCGAGCATCCGACAGGGCCGGGCGGCGGCTGGGTGAAGCTCCACAGGAAGCTGCTGGAGTGGGAGTGGTACGGAGACGCCCACATGGTGCACCTGCTTGTCCATCTGCTGCTTACTGCTTCACATGAGAGAAAGGAATACAAGGGCCTGACTATCAAGCGGGGGCAGTTGGCAACGACTACAAAAGAACTTTCAGAAGCACTCGGGATATCGAGGTCTTCAATATGGCGAAGGCTAAAGCGTCTTGAGATGGAACGATTTGTGGAACTTGAAGTGAAACAAAAGGAAACTATTATAACTATCTGTAAATATGATAGTTATCAAGAAAATATAAAGAAGAGTGAAACAAGAGGTGAAACGAAAGTGAAACAGTCCTATAATAATAGGAATAACAAGAAGGGAAGAAGAAGTAATGAGGATAATACCTCATTACTATCTCCCTCCTCCCCTCCCCCGCGTGTGCGTGAGGTCTTTTCAGAGTTTTCAGAAGTTGAGAACAACCGCTACCGCGTGGAGCTGGCCAACGATGGCGACTTCGTCCAGTACGCCAAGGATAGCCTCCACATCAACGAGCGGACCGTGCTCACCCTCTTGGGGATCTTCGCCTCAGAGGTGAACGAGAAGAAGAAGCCCCACACCAGCGCGTCCGACTATCGTCAGCACTTCTACGACTGGGCACGGATCCACGTCGCAATGAACAAGAAGAACCAACAAAGAACCACCGCCCATGTACGACACTCCGACCTATCAGCCGCCATCGAGGCCGACCGTGCAAAATACTCCAGAAAGTCATGAGTGGAGCACGTTCCTGATGAAGTTTCCCGACGGCGCGAGCGTTTACGCCTGGTTTGCTCCGACCCACTGGGAGCGCTTCGCCGGTCCTATCGACGGGCGTGTGGCCGTGAGACCCTGCCCGACGCTCCAGGACGTGGCGACGCTCTACCACGACGCCGACCTGCCGAGGGCCATTGTCCGCAACGCTATCAGCGGGCTGGCCTCGCTCTCGTCGGCCTCGTTCAACGTCTCCCAGCAGGCCGTGGAGCTGGCCGTCGGCCAATTCATGGGCCGCTACTCCCGCCGCTGCACGCTCTACCAGCTGATGAGCTACGCGGCCAACTATGGCGACTACAAGCGCAGCCTCTCGTCCTTCGACCTCAACGACGTGGTCTCGGGCTTCCAGCGGTTCACCCAGAAATGGCACGAGGCCGCCGACCGCGCCTCTGTCCCGAACGCATCCCGAGACCATCCCGAAGGCGGCAAGGGCGACGGTCTGATCGCGCTGGCCCGCTACATCAGGCGAGCCGCCACGGAGCACCCGCTCTTCGTCCATGGCTTCTGTAGGGATAGCCATTTCGTGAGGCGCGTGCCCGGCGACCCCGACAGCCGCACCGAGCGGGAGCAGGAAGAGCGGGACCGCCAAGAGGTGGAAGCCGTGGGCGAGACCTACTACGGCGGCCTGCGCGTCGGCCTCTGCGAAGTCTTCACGCCCGAGAACGTGCGCCAGGCCATCCGGTGCGCCTCCGAGCGGGAGGCTGCCGCCTATCTGGGCGAGGCCATCCGCCGCCATTTCGACAAAAAGCGCAGAAACGTACCTTAGAGCGAAGAAAACGAAGCGAGGCGGTAGATTACCCACCGACGGGGAGAAATGCCCGCAAAAGCGACCGCAGGCCCGTCAGCGGCAATTTTAGAGCAAAGAAACAAATCCAGAAACATGGAGAAATATATCCGAAACCCACACGGCATCACCATCCGATGCTGCTGCGCCACCTGTCAGCACAAGACGCTCGACCGCAAAAACGAGGCACGGCGCTGCCAGAAGCTGCTGAAGCCCGACCTGCCCACCTGCCCGGGCTACGACCCGCTGGGACCCCAGGAGGACCGCCCGCAGGGCCACACCCTCCAGCACGCCGGCAACGGCTCCGGACGGGTGCAGTCGCCCGCCTACATCAGGTGGAAGCGTCAGAACTACGACGAGATACTGAAACGCCACGACGGCAACGAGACCTTCTCCCGATTCTGGAGCCGCGTGCATGAGCTCTACGAGCGCCAGACGGGCCTCTCGGTCTATGTACGAATCTAAACCAACCAAGCATAAGAAAAATTATGGAAATCAAGTTTAAGAAAATCCGCATCCGCAACTTCCGCGGACTGGTCAGCTTCGAGGCCAACCTCGAAGGACGGTCCGTCAGGATCTCGGGTGCCAACGGCCTGGGCAAGTCGTCCGTGGCCGACGCCATCACGTGGGTGCTCTTCGGCAAGGACAGCCGCCGTCGCACCGCCTTCCCCATCGACCCCGTGGACGACGAGGGCCGCACCATCCACAACCTCGACGTGAGCGTGGAGCTGCAGATGCTCATCGACGGCCAGCCGACCACGCTTCGCCGCCGCCGTCAGGAGAAGTGGGTACAGAAGCGAGGCATGACCCGCGAGCAGCTCGACGGCCACCAGACCACCTGCTACATCGACGGGCGCCCGCTGCCGTCCTCCGACTTCTCTTCCCACGTCGATACCATCGTCAAGGAGGAGCTCTTCCGCGCGCTGACCACGCCCGACTACTTCCCCTCGCTGCCGATGGACCAGCAGTACCGTCTGTTGGTGAAGATCGTCGGCACGCGCACCCTGGCCGAGATCGCCGCCAAGGACGAGGAGGCGCTGAAGGTGGTCGATGAGCTCGGCCAGCGCTCCATAGACCAGTATCGCCAGGGACTGACCTACGACCTCCAGCGCACGCGCAAGGAGCTGGAGACCATCCCCGTCCGCCTCTCCGAGGTGCAGGGCTTCATCGGGCAGGTGAAGGCCAAGGGCGCCGACGGCAAGACGGCCCAGCGCCACGCCAAGGGCATCGAGGAGAAACTGCGACAGGTGACGCAGGAGATAGACAGCATGGCCGGCGTGGTGAGGGCCGAGAACGCCCGCTACAACGACCAGCGCGCCTACATCCAGCAGCTGCGCCAGCAGCGCGCCGCCATCGAGGACCGCGTCGAGAAGCAGAACCGCGAGGCCCGCACGCTCCACCAGTCGCTGGTCTGCAAGGCCAAGGAGGAGCTGGAGGCCACCGAGGAGCGCCACACCGCCGCCAAGACCATGCTCGGGCTGCACGAGCGCCGTATCAAGGACCTGGAACAGCAGTTGGTCGATTTCCGACGCCGCTGGGAGGAAGTGGAGCGGCAGCAGTTCTCATGGAACGCCGAGGAGGCCGTCTGCCCCACCTGTGGTCAGCCTCTGCCCCAGGATCAGGCCGAGCAGAAGCGGGTGGAGGCCGAGATGCGTTTCAACGAGCGCAAGATGAGGCAGCAGGACGCCCTCGACGAAGAGGGCAAGAAGCTCGCCGCCAGCAAGCAGCGCCTCCAGGACCTCAGCGCCGCCGCCCGTCAGGAAATGTACGAGACAGAGCGCCTGACGCCTGAGGCCCGCGAGCGACTGAGCAAGGCCGAGGCCGAGCCGATAGAGCAGGCCGACTACCACGACGCCTCCGACTGGCAGCGCCTCACCGCCGAGATAGACCAGCGCGTGAAGGAGCTGGAGCAGACCACGCAGGCTCAGGAACCGCCCCAGCTCGCCGCCCTCCGCACCGAGGAGCAGGCCTACCGCAAGGAGCTCCGACTGCTGGAGCAGACCATCGACCGCAGCAAGCAGATAGACGGGTATATCCGCCGTGAGAAAGAGCTGCAGGCCCAGCGCACGGCCCTCTCCGGCGAAGTAGCCAGGATGCAGACCCGCCTCGAAGCCGCCGAGCGCCTCCAGCTCATGGAGGCCAACGACCTCCAGCAGCGCGTCAACGACCTCTTCCCCTCCGTCCGCTTCCGCCTCAGCCGCGAGCTGCTCAACGGTCGCGAGGTGGGCCACTGCGAGCTCAGCGTCGATGGTGTGCCCTATTCGGGCCTCTCCACCTCCGAGCGCATCAACGCGGGGCTGGAGCTGATCAACGCCCTGGCCCGCCACTACAACATCGTCGCCCCCATCGTCATCGACAACGCCGAGGCCGTCAACAAGGTGGCCCCGACCCTCGGCCAGCAGATCCTCCTGGAGGTCTCGCCCGCCAAGAAGCTCAGCGTCGAGCAGATCACACCGTCATCACTTTTTGAATAAACCGACAAAAAATCTATAGAAAAATGAATAAAATAGCAGAAATGAACATCGAATTGAGCAAAGAAGAAATAGAGAACCTTTCGCCATCCGAGAAGCATGTCGTTCTCAACAGCTTGCAGGATGTCAAAAAAAACAGCGACCTCGTAGACGAATACCTGACCGAGGCCAGCCACGGAGAATCAGACGAGACGATGAGCATCACCTGTGGCGATTTTTTCAAGGTCGTGGAATACTACCAGGGCAACCTCTGCGTCGCCTGCTTCCTGCCATCCTTCCGTGAAATCTTCCGCAGCGACTGTGTCGGCAAGGTATATCAATCCCACGAGAACGCTGACGAGAAAGAAGAGGACAACAACACCGACGAGAGCGGCTCAGAGGTAGAGACAGTGAATATTGATAAATGGCTTTGCGATGAATTGCAAATGGCGAATGACGCCATGGATTCGATCAACAAGAAAATCGCACAGGCCGCGAAAGGTGAGCCTGTATCCTGTACGATCGAAGAGCTCGACAGCCTAAAGAAAGCGATGCTCATCACGTTGCTCCGCCTCGCTACGGATTCTGAGTTCCGCCATTCGTTTTGCAGAAGAATGATGCCTCAGGCTCTTCGTGAAATACAAAAAGAAATACACAAAAAGGTGCAAGAAAATGGAAGAGACTAACTCAGCTCAGAGAATCGTAAACGAAGCGCTTAACAACGATCTGTGGGAAACGGGCGTCTATAAGATCGCCGCACTGAAAACCATCAAGAAAACCGCTTCGATCATGGAGACGCTTGGTGAAAGGACACAAGGCCTCGAACCGAGCGACCCTGTAAAGATCACCTACGACGAGCTCAATGATCTGTTAGCCCTTCACGTCGCCAACATCTACCTCGCCCTCACGTCCGAGCCCTTCCGCAATGGTGAATTTGCAAAATACGAGGCGGAGGCCTGCAAGAATTGCCTCAAGCGCGAGGTCCCGGGTGTTTTGAAAGAAATGCAGAAACAACAAGAAGCAAAAAATAATGACACAGACAGCACAACCCACCGATAAGCCCACCGCCGTGGCCACCATCGAAGAAGGCTCCATCGCCGACCAGGTGCTCCACCGCGTCACCACGATGGAGGCGGCCAACGAGCTGACCCTCCCCGACGGCTACCACGTCGGCAACGCCCTCAAGTCGGCCTGGCTCTACCTCCAGAGCATCAAGGACAAGGCAGACCGTCCCGCCACGCAGACCTGCACCCGCGCCAGCATAGCCAACTGCCTGCTGGAGATGGTGATCCGTGGCGAGCACCCCATGCACCACTGCTACTTCATCCCCACGGGCAACCAGCTCACCTTCTGGGAGAAGTACACCGGCAAGCTGATGCGAGCCAAGCGCGACACCGACATCCAGGCGGTCAACGCCCAGGTCGTCTATAAGGGCGACGAGTTCACCTACACGGTCGATGAGGACGGACGCTACCAGCTCGTCTCCCACAAGACCAGCATCCAGAACATGACCCCGGCCAACATCGTGGCAGCCTACGCCGTCGTCATCATGCGCGACGGCTCCCGCCACATCGAGGTCATGACCCTCGACATGATCCGCTCAGCCTGGGGACAGGGAGCGGCCAAGGGCAACAGCGGCGCCCATCGCAACTTCACAGACCAGATGGCCAAGAAGACCGTGATAGCCCGCGCCTGCAAGATAGCCCTCGACTCCACCGCCGACGGCTTCACCTCCGAATCCGACGACCGCGACGACTTCATGGCCACGCAGACGGCCACCACCGAGCGCGATCAGGCCAACACCCCCGCCCCCGGCCAGCAAGCGCTCCCGCCCCGCTCGGCCTCCACCGCCACGCTCGACCCCTTCGAGCAGGCGGCCAACGAGGCAGAGGAAGCAGAGGCCGTGGAGATAGGCAGCGACACGGCGGACGACGCCAAGACCCGTAAGTGTCCCGTGTAGCCTATGCAGATGACAGTCTTCGGGAGCGGGTCGGCAGGCAACTGCTACCTGCTCCACTCTCCCACCGAGGCCCTCATCATCGAGGCGGGAGTGCGCCCCGAGGCCCGCATGTACGCCTGCTTCGGGTCCGACTTCTCCCGCCTCGCGGGCCTCCTGGTCTCCCACCGCCACGCCGACCACGCCGCCTATGCGCGCCAGTGGTCGGAGGGTGGCGTCCCCGTGCTCGCCACGGCCGACGTCATGGAGCGATGCGCCATCCACGACCCCTTCTCCACCACCATCACCCCGGGCCGCTGGGCCACCGTCGGGCGCTTCCGCGTGCTCCCCTTCCCGCTCATCCACTACGACCCCGACGGCACCCGATGCCCCAACGTCGGCTTCGTCATCGACCACCCCGAGACGGGACGCATCCTCTTCGCCACCGACTGCGAATCGCTCTCCCGCGAAGAGCTCACGCCCCAGGGCATGCGCTACACGCCCTACCAGTTCACGGGCGTGGTCCACTGGATGCTGGAGGCCAACTACGACGACTACATCCTCCACCTCTCCGACATCCCGTCGGCACAGAAGGACCGCATCAGGCAGAGCCACCTCTCCGTGGCCAACGCCGTCTCCATCCTCCGATCCGCCGACCTCTCCCAGACCCGCGACATCATGCTCCTCCACATGTCCGAGCGCAACTCGGTCAACAACGAGAGCAAGATCACCCGCCGCGTCCGCATCGCAACGGGTAAGCGCTGCTTCCTCGCCCGCGCGGGCCTCTCCGTCAACTATTCGTTTTAGCATTTAGAAAGATTACAAAAACTATGCGCAACACGCTCTCCGCATTCATCATCCTCCAGGCCCTCGCCCTCGCCCTCCGGCTGCTCGGCATCGTCAGCTGGCCCTGGCCATGGGTGCTGCTCCCCACCATCACCGTCATCATCCTCGCCCTCATGCTCTTCGCCATCGGCGTGACCATGATCATCGCCATCATCCTCGGGCGCATCCGCCACGACAACCAGCAGAAGGAAGGAGGCGACCTATGAGCGGCTTCCAGATTCGCAGCATGGGCCAGCTGAGCCACTTCCAGGCCTTTCGCACGATCAGGCTGAAAGACGACCGCGGCAACTCCTTCCAGCTGACGGTGCCGGCCCGTCTGAGCGGCGAGCAGATCACGAATTCGGGCTACCAGCTCGAGCACTTCCTCATCATGCACGCCGGCAGCGTGGCGGAAGTGGTCTATCAGGCCTACCTCGGCTGCGTCGATTGGTTCAGGTTCCACCGCCCAGCCCAGCAGGACGCCACCACCGCCGACTACTTCCGGCGCATGAAGAACGCCCTCCGACAGGCCACCACCTACCACCAGCGCTTCGCCGACAAGGATTTTATCGAAATCTACAACGGCTGCGTCGTCGGCGACCAGTCGGCGGCCATCGAGAAGCTCCGCTCCGCCTGCTACGACGTTTTCAAGCAGGAGCACGAGCCCGCCACGGCCCTCGATATGGCCTTCGTGGCGCAGATATACGCCACGGCAGTCTATCAGACGACCGTGACGGAGAAAATCATCAAGACCGAGTTCAGCCTCTCTGGCATCAATTGGGCCAAGCCATACCGCCGCTTCGCCCTCCACGACGTCATCAGCTTCGCCAAGAGGCTCCTGCGCGAGAAGTACGGCATCGACACAGAAAAGTATGACGAGAAGATAGGCGACATGGCCGAATACGTCTTCCTGGACATGACGCGCAGCATCTTCGACCACGAGCGCATCGAGCGGAATATCCGCGCCGCCTATGCCGAACTGCCGCCCGAGAAGCGGGAGCTGTACGGAAGCGTGGAAGACCAGCTCCAGTACTTCGGCATCGGCCCAACCTCGACGACAATCAGTCCTGAGGCCCATGAGTAGGAAGAGCCAGCTCAGCGCCGAGGACCGGCAATGGTGCATCGACCATTTCCACGAGTTCACCCACCGGGAAATGGCCGACCGCTTCGGGGTCTCCATCGAGACGGTCAGGAACATGCTCCACAAGGCTGGCTGCCGTCGCACCAAGGAGGAGACACACCGGTTCCGGGCGTCCGCCCTCCCCATGTTCCGTCAGAAACTGAGGCGCCTCTACAAGATGGAGCGCTTCCGCGCCATGTCAGGACTGCCGAGGCAGACACGACTGCAGATTGCGAAGCTCTCGCCTGCTGGCCATAGCTACAAGCGATTCATGCGCGAGAGGTTCAACTACTTCTATGCCGAGGACGACGCCTCAGTCATCTGCTACGACCACCAGACGCAACGATCGGCACACGCAGAGGCCCGTGCTGCTACCCACGGCATCAAGGTCGTGCCCGCCGACGAATGATATAATCAGAGAGTAATTCACACGATGTTCAATCTTTAAATTTTGGAAAGTATGCAGTAAGACTAATGACAGTTTTATTATTTTAATTTTACTTACCATTTCTGGGGACTGCCGTGAGGCCCTCCCCAGTTTTCCCCCTTCAAACCTCCCCCTACACGTCATTCGCGGTCTTAGGAATACCGGGCGGGCGGGACGATTGAGTGATCGTGTGCAAACGTCTTCTCAGTCCCCGCCCGCTTTTAGTTTGGAAATTCTTTATTTTTCATATAATCTCACATTTTGTGAATTCATCGGGCGCGCCATCCGCGAGGACCGCGCGTCCTTCCAATTTTGTTAACATTTTTACTCGTAAGAGTTTTTATCAAGGCCACCGTCCGCGAGGATCGTGCGCCCTTCTTTTCCTATCCTCCGACCGCGACCGACGAAACGATATTTAGTATGTGTTATTTACGATTGATGTTTATCCATAATTGTTTGTTTTAGTTAAATACTCAGATTCAATTAATGTTTTGTAGAGATAAGGAGGCCACGGCGGTGGCCACCGCTCTTCATGGTTATGATTACCCCCGCCCTCCGCGAGGATCGCGGGTTTCCCTTATTCCAAAGACATGCATATTGTAATTTTTACTATTTTTGCTCAGGGGAGGTGTCCGCGAGGATCGTACTCCACTTTTTCTTCAAACCTACCGACATTCATTCCATAGGTTTTTTAAGGTTTAGATTATTTTTCAGGATGATTTATTAACAGTGTAATTTACCAGTCGGGGTCGCCGTCCGTGAGGATAGCGCACCCCCTTTCTTTTTCTCAGACCTTCCCCATAGCTCTTCGCAAAGAAGATACTTTTGCCGGGCCTGTACCTTACAGGGACGGGAGGCGCGGCGACATCGTTCCCGCCCTCCCTTTTTCTATAGACGTTCTTTTTTTCATCGCAAATCATAATACTCAGGGCAGGCCGTCCGTGAGGATAGCCCCCTTTCTTTTTCTCAGACCTACCCCAATACTTCGACGGTTAAGGAACACCAACAGGAGGTAGGGAGACTCGCAGTCCCTTCCATCCGTTCCTACCGTCGATAGCGATACTTCGAGGTTTAGGAACACCCGCAGGAGGGCGGAATGCACCACGCGTCCGCCCTCCGTTTTTCCTATCGAAAATTCGTCTTATTCTATCATAGGCAATTTGTGTTATCTTAATTACCACCGCGGCCGCCCTTCGTGAGAATCGCGACCGCATTTTTTTTTGATTTTGGCATAAAAAAATGGCTAAAAACTTGCGTAGTACGAATTTTTGTAGTACCTTTGTAGTGTCTTAAGAAAGCAACGAACAATGAAAAAAGAACTAACAAAAGAAGAAGATGAGCTGATAGAGGCCATCAGAATGTACAAGAGAAGTTTCCCAAACGGCTACCCACGATTGCTATGGTACGCACAAGAGTTGTTTGATGAGATAACCTCTCGAAAGTAAAGAACAAGGCGGCCCGCAAGGGTCGCCACATCAACAGTCATCGCAATGGAAAAGAAAGACAAGGACAACGCAGTAAAACAACGCATACAGGACATACTCCTCTGCGTGTCATGGAGAGAGATCGCAAACACGTATTTCGACCGTTCGGCATCATGGCTATACCACAAGCTCAACGGAATCGACGGAAACGGCGGCGTCGGAGGATTCACGGCAAATGAGAAAGAGCAACTGCGTGGTGCGCTTTTCGATTTGAGCGAACGCATCCGCCGTGCGGCTGAGACCATTTAGGCAAGTTGTTCGTTACACTTAAGACAGAAGTCGTCCGCGCCTACGGACGCAGACCCCGGGGGATTCCCTCGGGGTTTTTTCATGCTCGGCGCCGATATGGCCTTTTTTGCCGAACACTAAAAAAGCCAATATGACAAAAGACCGCAAGGAAGCCATACAGTACGCCTCGGCCTGCATCATGCTCGCCAGCGGCATCGTCCTCTCGTTCCTCAGCTTCTTCCTGAGCAACTACACGATCGAGGATTCCGTCCTGTGGTATTTCGCACAGACCATCCTCTACGCTGGCTCCGTCTTCGGCCTCACCATGTACGTTTCGTCCACCCGCAAGGCCATCCTCAGCGAGGTCAACGCCCGACTGTCAAGCATAGAACCCAAGGAAGAGAAGGAGAAGAAATGAGAATCCACGGCACATTCCTCAACAGCTCGGGCCTCGCCGTCACGGTCGAGATCATCACCCGCCGCGACACCCTCACCTCGATAGAGATAGGCAGCGACGAGGCGGGCCTGTGGTTCCCAGCCTCCGAGGCGTTCACCACCGAGAGCGGGCTCAACGACACCTTCGACGTCGTCCTCCAGTCCTCGGCCACGCTCCGGCTGGAGACCACCGACTACCGCGCCGAGTTCTACCAGCGGGCCTGCCGCGACGCCGTCGTCACGGTCTCGGTCGCTGAGGCCGACGGCACCACGCGCACGCGCTTCCTCGGATGCGTCGAGCCGCGACAGTACGCCCAGGACTTCTCGGGCGGCCAGCTCTCCAACGACATCGAGCTCCCGCTCATCGACGCCCTCTCCGCCCTGCAATACGCTTCCTACGCCCACATCGGCGCGCCCGGGATCTCCTTCCAGAAGGTCAGGGAGGCGTCTTCCGTCCGGTCCTTCCTCGCCATCATCAAGGATTTGCTCAGCGAGACCCCCTGCGCCGATCGCCCCTACCGCCTCTACTACGACGGCAGCAAGGCCCTCAGCTCCGACACCGCCCGCCGCTTCTCCATCCTCTCAGAGATAGGGGTGGCCGAGACGGTCTTCATCGGCGAGGACGAGGACGACACCATGACCATGCTGGAGACCCTGGAGCACATGCTCCGCTTTCTCAACCTCCACATCGTCCAGCAGGGCCTCGACTTCTTCGTCTTCTCCTGGGAGAGCCTCCGACAGCCCTCCATCCAGTGGCGCTGCCTCATAGGCGGCGCGCCCGACTTCGTCCAGAGCCTCGACCCGCAGACCCTCGCCGACGGCAACGTCTTCGGCACCCGCATGGACATGGAGATGGGCGAGACCTACAACCGGCTGGTCCTCGACGTCAAACCCGCCGACACCTCGGAGGTGGTCACTTCCCCGCTCTCCTCCGATGCGATAGTCCCCATGTTCACGGGTAAACAGCTCTACGCCACCTGCCTCTGGGCAGCAGGCACGGGCGACGCTTCCTCCAAGGCCTTTCAGGCCCTGCTCAACGACCAGCCCACCACCTACGACGGCGCCCACACCGTGGAGTATTTCCTCTGGGCGAAGTCGGCCATAGGATGGCGCATCGGCACGGGCGACGGGCGCGGGGGCGTCCGTCAGTGGACCGGCACGAAGCAGGACCAGCAGCGCATACCGGGCCTTCTGCGCAAGCAGATAGGAGCGGCCATCCTCTCCATGGGAAAGATAGACCGCAAGGCGTCAGCCACCGACAACTCCCCCACCTCCACCGTCGAGATGGCCGACTACCTCGTGGTCTCCGTCAACGGCAATCTCATCGACGACGAGACCACCACCTATCCCCAGCCCGACGACCTCCGACAGGCGGCACCCGTGGCCACATGGGACGGCAACGCGGCGGGAGGCATCTACTCGCCCTCCGACGACGAAACCAAAAACTATATCGTCATATCGGGGTCCATCATCCTCAACCCCGTCCTGCGCCAGTCCGTCAACTATCTCAACCGGGCGCAATACGACCCCCTGCGCTGGGTGAAGGGACGCGACGGCGAGCGCCGCCTCTCCATGCGCTGGTGGCGGGCCGACACGCCCAAGAGCCAGCCCCTGCCTCAGGAGGCCACCACCGACTACGGTGCCGTCTCCACCCAGCCCGTCAAGTCCGGCAACCCGCTCGCCAAGCCCTACCTCAACGCCTGGGAGGGATTCTACCCCTGGACCGACGACGACGCCCAGGATCTCGCCTTCTCCTACTCCCGTGTAGGCTCTTCCGTCGACAACGTCTCCAAGATAGGCGCGCTGGAGTGCATGCTCCGTGTCGGCGACAAGGTGGCCGTCGAGGATAAGGACTTCGACGAGGACGGCAACCGCACCGTCACCATCGACGGCGAGGAGGTGGTCGTCCGCTATGGCCACATCAACAACATCAGCTGGAAGCCCTTCCGCACGCTGGAGCAATGCCGGGCGGCCCACCCGGGCGACGAGGATGCAGCCCTCGACGACTACTATGCGCAGACCATCACCATCGGTTTCGACCCGAAGATCGGCGACAAGATCATCGGCACCCAGTTCGACATCCAGAACAACATCGACTACACCCTCGGCCTCGACGTCAAGGGCATGGCCATCCCCGTGCACCATGCCGACCACCTGCGCGGGCGGGTCCACTTCGAAATCCTCGGGCCCGTCTTCAATGCGCAGTTTGATAAAATCACCCGCCGCCACCGCACCTTCTTCCGCAAGGAGAAGTGGGCCTCCTCGACCGTCCCCATCCTCTCGCGCGTCTCGTCCATCATGGTGCGAGACCTCAAAATCGAGCTCCATTCCGACAACGGCATGGCGGGAGCCGATACGGATTCCGCCCACAGCTTCATGTCCGACACGGATGAGGACTTCGTCAACAAGAAGGACGACCTCGAGATGCGCATCCACTCGGCCCTCACCACCTCGGAGTGCGAAGAGCTGGGCTGCGCCAACACGGTTGCGCCGTCCGTGGCCGTCGATCTCACCACGGGCGACGCCGTCCTCCGCATCTTCGACTGGCTCAAAGCGGCCTCCGATGCCGTCCCGCCCATCGCCGTCAAGGCCGAGCGGGACTATATCGACTCCTACTACCAGGAGTACCACGTCCCGCGCATCGAGCTCTCCTTCGACTTCGACGGACTGCTCCCGTTGCCCTTCGCCCGCTTCACCCATCCCGCCCTCGACGGGCGTACCTTCTCCGTCATCTCCGTCGGCTACGACTTCCAGACTGCCACGTCGCAGGTACGGATGAAGGAGGAGTAGCAGCGGGTTCGAGTTTCACTTTAAGCAAAAAGCGTAAATGATTGGTATCAGACTTTTCCGCAAAAAGGATAAAAGCACATCCTCAACCCGCACCACCATCCATGTGCAGGGGCAGGAGACCTCGGGCGTGCCCGCCTCCTTCGTCTCGCAGGTCCGTGCGTGGATCACGAGGTAGCCGACCGCATCAATGCCCTGTGGGACAACGCCCGCTCGCTCTTCCTCTCCAAGGTCAACGACGACACGGCTGAGGGCCATATCACCCTCCAAAAAGGCTTCACGGCTTCTGCCGATTCCACGGTCAACGGCAACCTGCAGGCCGACCGCCTCGACGTCCAGACGGTGGCCATCGTCCGAGGTGAGACCACCTTCTCCGAGGATGGCACCTTTGCCGACGGCCTCACGGGCCACGGTGCCCGCATCCGTCCCGACGGCTCGGCGGAGCTCGATTCGCTGACGCTCCGGCGCTTTCTGGAGGTGCCCGAGCTGCGCTTCAACAGGGTCTCGGTCCATGTGGGCAACCAGTGGCGGGCCCCTGGCGGCGGCATCATCCGTTCCGTCTCCCCAGCCTCAGACGCCACGGGCACGGCCCTCCTCCATCTCGAAGCGGGAGAGATAGGCACGGTGGCCGTCGGCGACCTCTGTATGGGCATCTACCATTCCGAGACCGCCGCCGACAACGCATCGGAAAGTGCCGACGACAACCACGGAAACTTCCGTTTTGCCGGATTCTATACGGCCTACTGGGAGATCACCGCCGTCGCCGACTATACGGACGACGAGACCGGCCAGACCTTCCACAATGGAAAGGTGTCCTACCGTCTCCGCCCAGTCTCTGCCAACTACCCGCGGCAGATGCACCCAACCGCCGCCATGCACTTCGTCAGCTATGGCAACCGCACCGACACCGCCCGCCAGTCCTCACGCTACTCCACGCTCACCTACGAGCGTTTCCTCACGGGCGTCTCCGATTGGGAGTTCTCCTCGAAGCAGATACGAATGCAGGTGGGCGACCTCAGCGCCTTCTCGCCCGTCCCCGGGATGGACTTCTCGGGCTACTCGGTCTATGCCAACAGCATCTACCTCGACGGCCACCTCAAGCAGCTCGCAGACCTCGGAGACCCCAACCCCTACACCTACTCGGTGGACAACCTCGCCGACACGCTCGCCCTCGACGCCAAGGGACGGCCCAAACAGCCCGTGGTCTCCACGCTCGCCGACGGTTCCAAGTCGTGGCTGCTCCATACGTCCATACAGGTGCGACGCGGCCAGACGCTGCTCACCTGCCAGGAGGACGCCACCGCCACGCCCGCCACGGGTCAGTACCGTCTTCTCTGTCTGCCCGTCGGCTGCACGGCCCACTTCGACCACTCCACGCTCTACATCGACAGCGTCGAGTATTCCTCACGCCCCACGGCCTATGTCGAGGTGACGATCGACTGCGAGGGACGGGCCGCCCTCACCTACGTCTTCACCATCAAGGTCATCGCCGACGGAGACCGTGGAGAGCAAGGCAGGGACGGCACGGCCTATGGCACGCGGCGGCGCTATGCGCTCTCAGCCCGCGCCACGACCGCCTCGCCCCATACGCCGCCCGACGACGTCGCCACATGGCAGGACGTGCCCCTCGCCACCACCGACGCCCGCCCCTACCTCTGGATAGAGCTCACCGACTGGCAGCAGCAGGCGGGAGGCCTCCAGACCTTCTCGCCCGTCTCTTCCTACGTCCGCCTGACGGGCGACCGTGGCCAGCGTGGAGAGGACGGCCTCGACGGCAAGGACGGCAAGTCGTGGACCCTCAGGGGCACGGCCTTCGGCCATGTCACCAACATGGGCTCGCTCCCCTCGCCAGCGCCCGACGGCGTTTTTCTCGTCGATACGGGAGCGGAAGGACTGCCCGTCGCCGTCCGACAGATGGGGGGCGCATGGGCCTCCATCACCACCACGCAGGGCGACGCCTACATCCTCGCCGGCGACGTGTGGATGGCCACCGAGACGGCATGGGCCAACCTTGGACGCATACAGGGAGAGAAGGGAGACCGGGGACAGGCGGGAGCCAACGGACGCACCTCGCGCATCTACCAGCGCCTCGACGACGGCCAGCAGCTCTACGACGGCTCCACCATCACCGCCGACGGATTCTGCTACCTCGACTTCTACGCCGTGCCCTCCGATGCGGCCAAGAGCGGCTGGGACGTCTATCGCTGCATCAAGTCCTACGTCTATCAGGCCGCCCAGCACGCCCTCCCGCCCGCCGATACGGACCACTGGCGCTCCGTGGGTGTCAATGCCGACTCGGCCTTCTTCTCCTTCCTCATCGCCCGCGATGCGCGCATCGACTTCCTCCAGGGCAATGCCATTGCCATTCGCAAGAAGCACGCCACGGCGCCCTACGCCGGCATGGGTGGCGATTTCCCCTTCTGGGCGGGCGCTGCACAGCCCTACCCCGACGGCGCGGGCTTCAACGGCTCCACCTACACCTTCGCCGTCGATGAGACGGGCAACCTCTTCGCCTCCTCGGCCTACCTCACGGGCACCATCCACGCCACCTCGGGCTCCATCGGAGGCTTCTCCATCCAGAACGGCGGACTGACCAACGCCGACGATGCGCGCAACGGCGTCACCATCACGCCGAAGTCCATCACGGCCCAGTCCTCACGCTCCGAGGAGGGACGCGTCGTCTTCGACACCCAGTCCAACATCGTGGGAGCCATAGGGGCTTCCAGCGGAGATGAAATCTTTTGGCCCGTCGCCCTCCAGCTCACGGGCCGCCCCAACGACAGCTACCCGGGCACGGCGCTCGACATCGTCCAGGGCATCACCCGTGGCCATCGTCCCGAGCCCATCCTCGTCGATGGCTCGGTCCAGCTGGTCGATACCAGCGACGCCTACAACGTGCCCCATCCGCTACACCAGGGCTCGCCGACCTGCTCCGACGGCCAGCGGGTCTATGTGCGCTCGGGCGCCGTCCTCGTCAATATAGCGGCAGCCACCGTCGCCCTGCCCAAGAACCCGCAGCACGGCGACTGCTACCTCTTCCTGCCCTGTGGGGCCTACAATCTCACCATCGACCCCGGTGCGCATGCCCTCACCATCGACTGTACGGTCTTCAAAAACAAGACCTACACCTGCGCAAAGCGCATGGTCTATCTCGTCTTCATCGGGCGTGGTGCCTCGCCCTTCGGATGGGTAGGCAAGACGCTCCGGTAGTTCATGATTTAGAAGAAAAAGAAAAATGAATATCTCGCAAGACTTCTCCCTCACCGCCTCCGTATGGGACGGCGACAAGTTCCTCATCGAGGCGGCCACGGCCAACGGCAGCCGCCAGATGAAGGTGACGGCAGAGGTGGTCCGTGCCTACCTCAACGGGACCGCGGGCCCATCCTCGGCCACGGACCGACGGGTGCTCCCCTTCCGTGGCTTCATGGATTCAGGCGAGATCTCGCCCGCCTCAGCCGCTACGGCCCTCCCGCTGGAGGTGTGGTTCGTCCGATCTGCCGCACGCTTCGCCGTGGCTGAGCGCTCCTCCGAGCCCGTCTCCTCATCCCGTCCGCCAAAGCTCTACGACAACTGGGAGGGCCGCAGCCTCTACAACGATGGCCTCTCCCCTGCCGCGGGCAACCTCTTCGTCTGCCAGTCCGACGACCGCCCCTACTGGTGGACGGGCGCAGAGCTCCGACCCATCGTCACCGACACCACCGGCCAGGTCATAGCCGACGCCATACCCCTCGACGAGATAGACGCCATCACGGCGGCAGCCTCCCGCCCCTCTTCCTCCTCGCCCGCCAAGTCGCCCGCCTCGCCAGCACCTGCAGCAGAGGAGGCAGCCCAAGCAGAGGAAGTGGAGGAAGTAGAGGAGGCAGCAACCCAAGAGGAGGCAGCAACCCAAGAGGAAGCACCCGCAGCAGTAGCAGAGCCTGTAGCAGAGACGACGGAGGAAGAGGAAGAGAAAGAGCCCAAGGCGGCCGGGCTCATCGACACGACCCTCCGCTCCGCCTCGCTTGTAGATACGACCCTCCGCTCCGCCACCCTCATCGACAAGTCCAAGCGCTCTGCCACCATCATCGACAAGTCGAAGCGTTCGGCCACCATCATCGACAAGTCCAAGCGATCAGCCGACGTGACCACCGTCACGCCATCGGCCCGCATCATCACAGTAGGATAACCAATCACTCCACACATACACCATGGCATCATTTCTCGATTCAGCAGGCGTCACGCGCCTCGTTACCAAGCTCAAGACGATTTTCGCCGTCAAGGCCACCACCCTCTCCGGCTACGGCATCACCAACGGCGTCTCCTCCGTCTCCGTCACGGGCACGGGACAAGCCGTCTCTGCCGCATCCATCAGCGGCCACACCCTCACGCTCACCAAGGGAGCCAGCCTCCCGACAGTGCGCCACGAGCGCCCCACATCGACCTCCATCCAGGTCTCCAACTTCACCAGCTCCGAGGAACTCATCCTCGACCTCACCGCCGTCTCCTATTCAGCCGGGGCGAAGTTCTGGATCAATTTCCTCCATACCGACATCACGCGCGGATACGGCCTCTACCGTGGATGCGTCATCACGGGCGCGCAGAGCTGCGCCGTCTCCTTCGGAGGCATCACCTCCATCAAGGGGGCCGTAACGCTCCAGGCCGCCTCGGTCTATCATTTCACGCTCTGCACCAATGGCCGCAGCGGCCAATATCTGGCCAAGGGCTACGTCCAGTGGCAGCGCATCTCGGCCTCGTAAATGACAACAACAAAACGATAACAAGAAAGTATAATTATTCATCACTTTTAATTCATAAAATAGTATGGCAAAGTATCTCGATTCCGCAGGCGTAACCCGCCTTGTTACCAAACTCAAAACCGACGTCATTCCCAGCGTCAAAGTCAACGCAGCCAAAGCAGCCGACACCGTACCCGCATCGGGCATCACGGGCATCATCGACATCGCCCACATCCCGCAGGGAGCCCTGGAGCGTGTCGTCACCGTCGCCGACGATGCGGCCCGCTACAAGCTCACCACCTCCCAGGTCCAGCTCGGCGACACCGTCAAGGTGACGGCCACGGGACGCATGTATATCGTCGTCGATGAGAGCAAGCTCTCCACCTCGGCGGGCTACATGGAGTACGCAGCGGGCACCGCCGCCTCCGTACCCTGGTCGGGCGTCACGGGCAAGCCCTCCACCTTCACGCCCTCTTCCCACAGCCACACCATGAAGCTCAAGATCGGTGCCACCACCAAGGACGGCTCCACCTCCGGCACCACTTCATGGTCAAAGCAGGATATCATCGGCACGCCCTCCGTCAGCGGATCGGGCAACGCCGTGACGGGGATGACGGTCAGCGGCGACACCGTCACGCTCACCAAGGGCACCACCTTCGCCACCAAGGCGCAGAACGACGCCCTCGACACGCGCATCTCGGCCCTCGAAGACTTCACGGGAGGCACAGGCGGCGGACTGGGAGACCAGCTCAACGTGGCGGGCTACGACGTCGTCCGCTTCGATGGCTTCCTCGCCTCCAAGCCCACCCTCCAGCAGACCTCGACCACTACCGTCGTGGCCCTCGTCATCGTCAAGTCCGCCACCCCCAGCACCACTCCGGGCGCCGTAGCCATCGACTCCATCATCGCAAGCGATGGCTCCAAGTACTACGGCAACTGGGCCGACGCCAACATCGCCACGCCCGACGAGGCCACCAAGAAGCAGCTTTATCTCCACAAGATCTACCTCGACACCTCCACGGGCAAGGCCTACTACGCCGTGGACGCCACCACGCTCAAGAAGATCGACGGCGGCGACGTAGCCATGACCACCTCAGAGGTCGATGCAGCCGTCGCAGCTGCCAAGTAACCACCACCAGGGGCGGGCCCTCCCGTCCCTGGTCTTTCCAACCCAAAGAAACAAGAATCATGAACAAGAGAACCATCAAACACATCTTCGTCCACTGCACGGCCACCCTCCCCACCGCCTCCGTCGAATCCATCCAGCAGAGCTGGAGAGACATCGGGTGGAAGAACCCGGGCTACCACTACGTCGTCAAGCCCTCCGGAGAAGTCGTCAGCCTCCAGCCCGAGGACAAGGCCTCCAACGGCGTAAAGGGCTACAACGCCCACGCCATCCATGTGGCCTACATCGGAGGAATAGGCCTTCACAAGGCTAATCCCCGTGACGTAGGGAGCGCCCATATCGAGGACACCCGCACGTCTGCGCAGAAGGCCGCGCTGCGCGCCCTCCTCGCCGACATCCATAGCAGATACCCAAAGGCCATCATCCTCGGCCACCGCTCCATTTGGGGTGAAGACTCACCCGGTAAGTGGCACAAGCAATGTCCATGTTTCAATGCCGTGAAAGAATATGCAGACATCTAAGCCTCTACGCCTCTTCGCCGTCCTGGCGCTCATCATCGCCATCATGGCCTGCGCCTCCCGACGCACCGCCTCCGACGAGTTGCGGTCCACAGCCACCACCACGGCCGACGCCATAGCCACACAGGCCCACGCCGCCGTCCGCACCGACACGGCCACGGCCCATACGGCCAGCCGCGACACCGTGCGCCAGCAGACCACCACCGCCGACACCACGGCGGCCCACTACCGACGGGCCACATGGCAGCAGGCCGATACCACCTTTACAGAGATTTGGATCAACGCCCGCCGCTTCCACTACCACGACGGCTCCACCGCCTCCACGTCCTCCCGTCAGGAGGCCCGGGCGGCCACCTCCACCGCCATCGACACCGACTCCTGCCGTCTGATCAGCCGCACCGACACGATCTCCATCGCCAAGAAGAAGCACATAGAGACCGATCGGCGACCGCTCGACAGGGCCGTCCTCGGCTATTCCGTTTACACCTTCTTCGTCCTCATCGTCCTCCTCATCATCCTGCTCTACATCATAGGCAGGCTGAGAAAATAAGCCGGACATCTTTCATTTTCTCTATAATCCGAAGCCCCCGGCACGCGTCCATGCGTGTCGGGGGCTTTCCTCGTTTTGCAGAAGTCGAAGCAGCAAGCAGGCACCTACTCCCACGGCAGGCGCCAGCCAGCCTTGCCTCTCGCCTTCCGCTCGTTGCCGATCACGGCCACCAGCTGCCGACCCTGGCCCACCAGCCGCCCGCTCACGCTCACATGCACCGTCGCCTGCGCGATGCTGCCAGCGCCGATCGCGGGACGCACGCTCCCGACCTGAGGCACGCCGCCCAGTCCGTTGGCCACGTCCCACAGACGCTTCTGCTGCCAGCGGTTCAGGATCATCTCGCCCGAGTTCACCCTCACGGGGATGCGGTCGCCCGTATAGGAGTTGCCGCCGACGATACCGCCCGTGGCGTACCCCGTCGAGCCCTTCACGGCGCTGATAATGGCCATCAGCTGCGCCACACCCACCGCAGAGGCGGCCACCCATTCCCACAGGTTGCCCTTCTTGCCCTCGTTCGCGCTCGCCTGAGCAAAGCCCATGGCCGTAGTGGCGATGGCCTGCGCGATGGTGCCGGCGATGTTGAGCTCAGGCAGCTCGAAGGCGCTACCCATGCCCTGCAGCGCCGACCCCACCTGATTGATGGCGTCCGCAGCCTTGTCCATGCGCTCCTTCACGCTGTCCGTGTTCCTCAGGATTTTCCCGAATTTAAGCGGCACCTTTCCGATCCCCGCCAGCTGCTTGTTGATACCGTCGGCCAGCATCTCGCCCATCTCCCGGCCTATCTCGCCAGCATCCACCGCCGCGGCCACCGTCTCCAGCTGCCTCCTCAGGTCCTCGGCCTCGTTGTTCCTAAGGTCGATTTTTGCGATGATGTCGAAACCGCTCACGCCTTGCAGCTCCTTCTTCTTCGCCTCCAGCTCTTCCGCAGATGGAAGCACGGGGCGCACCAGCGCGGCCAGATCCACCTGCGCCGTGTTCCCCGCCACGTTACCGCCGATCGTACCGCTCGCCCCCATGTCAGCCTGCAGTCCGCCGCTGCGCTCATACCGCATCCGCTGGAGCGTCTCCAGCTTCTTCCGATAGTCCTCCATCGTGTCGATGTCGTCCTGGATGTCCAGCGCCTCCTTCACCTTCGTCTCGGGCAGCGCCAGCAGGTCGGCGTAGAGTTTCTCCACCAGCTCGTCCAGCTGACGGATGGAGAGGATGCCGTCTGTGATCTCGGGCTCGTCCACCACGTCGTTCACGGTCGGAGCGGGCGTCGTGGGCGTAGTGGGTGTCGTGTGCGTAGTAGTCGTCGTAGTCGTAGGCGGCTCCGGGCTGCCCTTCACCTTGAACGTGATCGCCTGGCCCTTCTTCGCATACGCCGCCATCTGCTGCTTTAACCTTAGATTGTCAGCCTTCACGGCCTTTATCTGAGCGTCTATCCGCTCCCTCTCGCTCGTGCCCCTGATTCCCTTGTGCATCGTGTCGAGATTAGCGCCCTCGGCCACCATCATACCATAGAGGAACGGATGCTGCTGGGCGAGCGTCTGCCGGACCGTCGAGGCCTTCTTACGCTTCTCCTCCAGGTCGTCCAGTTTCATGTTATTGGTGGCCGCCTGATTAGCGAGGGCGCGCATGGTAGCCTCGATCGTCAGCTGGTCGCAGTACGCCTGACTGTTCTCCGTCAGAGCCTTGTACCATTCGCTGACGCTGCTAAAGTAGCCCATCGTCTCGCCGTACCGACTGTTCAGCTCCTCCACCTTCTTCTTCTCCTGCGCCTTCGTCCCGTTCCAGTCCTTCGTCACGGCGATGTCTTTATAGAGCTGCGCTATATTGTCGGCCACGGCGGCCTTCGAATCCTTCAGCCGCTCCGTCAGTTGCTCCGTCAGCTGCTTGTTGGTCTGCTTCGCCACGGCCTCGGCGCTCAGCGCCTGCTTCGACTGCTCCAGCGTCTTCGACACGCCGTAGATGATGGCCGAGAGGGCAGCGAGGGCCAGACCCACCACCGAGGCCACCTTCAGCGTCCTAATGGCCGTGGCCGTCGTCGTTGCGCCCACCTCCACGCCGCGCAGCTTGCCGATGAGCACCTCCAGCACGGCGCCCATGCCCACCGAGGCCTGGCGCACCACCTGCGAGACGGGGCCCCATTTCAGCAGCTTCGTGACGGCACCAGCAGCGGCCCGTCCACAGCCAGCCAGCGCCGTGCCAAACTGCACCACGCCCGTCACGGCCATGCCCAGTTGTCCAAACTGGGCGATCATGCTCTGGTACGGCATGAGGGCCTTGCCGATATTCACCATCACCCCGCCAAAGCTATTCGCCAGCTGCTTCGCCTTTCCCGCGTCCGTCTTCGCCAGCTCGGCGTTCATGTTGCCGACGTTCTGCGTGATGATCTCGGCGAGCATGGCGGCCCGCTCGCCCTCGTTGCCGGCCTTCAGCGCCTTCTCCTGGGTCTCGCTAAAGGTGATGCCCACACGCCTCAGGGCGCCCGTCTGTCCCTGCAGCGCCTTGCCCAATAGGTTTGCGATGCCGACAGCGTCCTCGCTCGTAGCGTTCAGACCCTTCTGCTGGGTCAGCAGATTGTTCATGGCGGGAAGCAGGGCCGTCAGCGTCCGCTTATGACTGGCAAAGGTGGCCAGCTGCTGGAGGCCGCTGCGCTGCACCGTACCACCCACCACGCCGAGCTTCGTCTGAGCTGCCACCGCCGCGTTCACCGAGGCCACGTCCTCAGCCGTCGCACTCATGCGCTGCCGCATCACCGTCGTCAGCTTCGTCTGTGCCTCCGTGGCGGCATTGGCCTTCGCAATATACCCGCCCATGATGTTGGTCAGGTTCTGCAGGGAGCTATAGACGTTACCGACGGTCGAGCTGATAGCCGACCATTTGATCATCGAATCTCTGAAACGGTTCGCCCGCTGCGTCGAAGCGTTCAGGGCCTCGCCTAATCTCTCCACATCCCGCCGACTGCTCACCACTACGTCCTTGCCGTCGATGCGGATCTTGATATTAAAAGGAATAGTCTTTGCCATATTCTATTATAATAAATAAAGTATATTCATAGCCACCCCAGCTTCGCCGCACGCTTCATCGTGGCGTTCTCGATAGCCGTCCCGATCTCCTCCTCCACGATCTTCGGGCCCTGCGCCTCGGCTTCGTCGAGGAAGTGGTAGGCGGGCATCTTGCCCCTGTTCCTGCCAACCCAGCGAAAACCGTCCCCCGTGTTCACGAGAAAACGCTTCGCCCATCCGCGTGGATATCGTTGCTTTGTACCTTCCGCGGCCCACATCAGCACGGGTTTCTCCAGCCCGTGCCGGTTCTTGATATACCCGCTCTTGCCGTGAGGCTTCACCGTGATCATGAAGCCACCGCCGCGCGGATAGACGCGCACGCGCACGCCCTTGGCCAACTTCCCCGCGTCATTGATGCCGCTGCTCTCCACGCTGCGCTTCGCCACGGCCGCGATCATCTTACCCGTCCGCCGATATGCGTCCTTCAGCGTCCGCTTCATCTCGCGCTGGTCAAATGTTTTGAGCAGGTCGTTCCACGCCTGCCCGATTTTCTGTTTCTCATCCATGCTTCTTCCTCCTTTCCTCGGCCTCTCTCCGACGTCTCATCAGGGCCTCGAAGGCGCGCTGCGCTTCCTCCTTCGTCGCGACCTTCTGCTCGCTCGGCTCGGGCCGCTCCTCCTGCCGCTGGTCCCACGGCAACGGAAGCACACGCTTCGGATCCACGCTCTTCCCGCTCCACGGGCTCACGCTCATCACGCCCACGATACGCGCACGCTCCCACGCCTCCCGCTCCCGGTCGTCGTCGTAGCGGTGGCGGGCCGCTGCGATAGCCTGAAACTCAGAGGGGGTGAGCAGCCCGAAGTCTTCAAAACTCAAGCCGCACACCCCCAGACCGTAACCAAGCATTTCCTCGATGCTTATTTTTTTTTACCAGCATCGGCATCCGCGTCTTCGCCGTCACCGCCAAACATCGAGGCGCTCCACTCTTCGATGTCGGCAGGGTCGGTGGCGTCGGCAAACTCCTCCAGGCTCATCCCGAAGGCCACGCCCTCGCGCTTGCAGGCGCTCGCCACGCAACACCACAGCAGCGTAAACGTGTCGCAGAATCCACCATCGCTATCGGTCAAATCACGGCCCGTCTGCTGCTTGAAGCGCAGCATGGCGCCGTTGGTCATGTACGCGGGGTAAACGCTACCACCGACCTCGACCTCGATACGGCCCACGGCGGCTCCTTCCTTGGAACGCTCTGCCAGGCCTTTCTCTTGTTTATTCTTTCCCTTTTCCATAATCATATCTTTCTAAAATACCACACACTAATCGCCCAGCGTGCCGCCACCCTGGTCTCCGCCGCCCGTGGTGGCCACCTTGAAGGAGGCCGTGAGGGTGAGGTCGGAGGTCAGCTTCACCGTGCGCGGGTTCTGCGTGCTGCCGTCGCTCCACTTGTCGAAGGCGAAGCCGGTCTTCGGCGTGGCCTGGACGGTCTGCGTGCTGCCCTCGTCGAAGGTGCCGCCGCCCGAGACGCTACCCTGGCTCTCGTTGGCCGAGCGGACCGTCAGCGTGCGCTTCGGTTTCACTGGAGCCGGCTGCGAACTACCGCCGCCCGGCATACTGGCAGAGCCTCCTGCGCCCTCCTGGGGCTCGATGTAGCAGCGGTTTGGACCTGTCCAGACGGTAACATTCTCGGGCACTATGTAGAAAGCGACACCAGCTTCGTCCGGATGATTCTGAAGAATAAAAGAACCAACAGGCGGATTAGTCTCCACATACACACCCGTTAGGATTCCCTTGGTATATTTCTCGCCATGCTTACCGGCATACCCCTCCAGTCTATACTGTCCCGGAGTTCCTCCGACGATGTATGGAGTATTGGCCTCGAAACGTTGGACCTCATTCACGACGATTTCCCCGTTCTCGTCAAGTGAGAGCGCCTCGTACAGTTTCAGCCCGTCGGGCTTCGCGCAACTGAATGGGATAATAATCGTGCCCCACTTCGCTGCGCTCAAGGTGTACTCATAGACCATCTTCTGCTTCACCAACCCCAGCGCCACATGATACGACAGGCGGATGGTTTGCACGAAGGCGCCATCCTTCCAGCTCTCCTCGCCGCCGACCACCTTCACGCAGTCCATGGTCATGGCGAAGCCGTCCTCCTCCTCCTCGCTGGCGACGATACGGCCCACGAGCTGCTTCCTCACGCGCTCCATCGTCTCCACGCCCTCGCCGTAGGTCTTCGCAAAGACCACCACCTCGTAGCACACCTCGTCGTAGCCGCTGCGGCCCTTGTCGTCCAGCGACCGCACATCGACGCGGCGAAACGTCACCAGCGGCAGCGTCACTTCGTTCTCGCTCACCACGGGGCGCACATGGCCCTCGCCGAGCAGGTCCTTCAATACGGAGTAGATAGCAGACCCGGCGCTCAGAGAGCTGCGCGGGATGTTTACTATAGTTTCACTCATCTTGATCTATTTTTTTCTAAAAATTATAATTGAAAACTCACGGCAGCTCGTCGGTCATCCCGATCAGGCTGCACGTCACGGGCATTTCGCCCAGCCGACGCCGGCTCCGGTCGATACCCTCTATCTGGTACGTCTTGCCGTCCCAGCGCAGTCGGTCATACTCCCGCATGGCGTCAGTATAGCGGAAGACGAAGGTCGTCACATGCTGATAGACCACCTCGCCGTTCAGCTCGCCGAACCCGCTATTCTTGTGCGTCACCTGGCAGGGCACGCCCTCGGCCACCACCGTCCACCTTCCCGTGTCGGCGCCAAACTTGTCCGTGATCTTCTCGTAGCGCACCACGTCACACACCTCGTCCAGCAGTCCTGCTCTAATCATGGGCCTGGTAGTTTACATGGGCGTAGATCAGGTGCCAGTAGTGCGGGCTCCGATAGAGCTGGGCCGCGCTCACGCTCTCACGCTCTCGGTAGTTGTCACCCGTCAGAATCAGCAGCGCCTGCCTCAGGTCAGCGGGCAGCGCACCGGGAGCGGTCTCCAGCTCTTTCAGGTCGCTCACCTGCAAGTCGGCGGCCAGCGTCTGCTCGGCAGCGTCGATAAACTGGGCCACCTCTTCCTTGTCGAGGTCGCTCGCGTAGCGAAGCCGGCTAAAGTGGATAGCACTATCCACGTCGATATATCTGGGCATGGTCTTCGTCCTTGGTTAGTTAATGAGAAAGGGCGGAAGCAGGAAACCCGCTCCCGCCCGATCAATCAAATCAAAAAAGTAAAGCGAATGCTATATTATGGAATCGTTTCCCTATTCACGATCAGGCGTGGCCAGCGCCGGGAGAGGCCGTGCCATCCTGACCGGGATACACCTCGGGCTCGCCGTCGTTCTCGAAATCCACGTTAAAGGTGGCGTCGTCCTGCGCGGGGCTCGTCTCCTCCACCTTCGTGATGACAAACTTGCCCTTCAGGTAGGGCGTAGCGTCGCCCTCGCGCTCGAAGCAGGAGAGATCCACGCTCTGTCCAGCGCCCCACAGCTTGCGCACCTCGTCCAGGCTGAGCTCCTCCTCGCCCTTGTAGCGGAAACCCTCGCCATGCACGCTGATGCTCATCTTCGTCACGCCCTTGCCGCTGAAGAGGGCCTTCTTCGTCTTCTCCTTCATGGGGGGCTTCACGCCGCGCTCCTTCGTCTCAGTGTTGAAGGTGACGGAGTGCGTGGTGCTATGCCCCAGGGCCTTACCTCCGACGGAAAACAGCACGTTGCTGCCGTTCATATATTCTTGCGTTACTGCCATGTTCTTTTTCCTTTTTCGTTAATATATTTTTGAAAAACCAGCGGGCCCGCGGCCTATGCGCTCCGCCTTCCGCGGGCCCTGCCTGGTCTATGCTGCCGTGTAGGTGATCTTTCCGAATGCCTCAGGATACGGAGCGAAGAAGTCCCACTCGGAGTTGATGACGATGGCCACCGTGTTCGTCGAGAGCACGCTCACGGACGTGGTGTCGATGCCCATGGTCATCGGGCCAAACTGACCCACCAGGGCGTAGCCGAAGTTTCCGTAGTAGATCGTGCCCTTCTTGCAGAGGCTCGTCGGAATCACGGGCACGCCGTCGATCGTGTTCGTCGAGAGGTCGAGCAGGAAGCGGCCGCTGCCCTTGTCGATGGGCGTGTTGGCCAGCTCGGCGTAGGCCTTCCAGTCCATGAGGAAGCAGGGAGCGTTCACGGGCACATTGGCCTCGTTCACCTTCGAGCGAAGGTCGAGGAAGAGCTGGCGCGTCAGCGTCGAACTGCCTCCCGTGGCGGCGATGGTGTTGCCCTCGGGAATGCTGGCCAGCGGACTGGTCGGGGCGTTGGCGGCGGCGGTCTCGGCGACAAAGGCCTCGTTCAGGGCGAGCGTGTGCTTCAGGCGCATCGTCTCGACTACGAGGCTGCTGATAGCGCCCGCCGTCTGATTGATGGCGCGGTTGGAGATGTCCACGCGGATCGGCAGACGGTGCGGCGTGATGGTCTTCACGCCAAACTCCATCGTTTGAGGCGTCACGGCGTCGTTCTCGCCATACCAAGTAGCCTTCAGACCCTTCACCGTCGGGAAGTTCCACTGGCCCGTGATGCCGCTCTGAATGCGGGCGCCCACCTGGCCGATGATGGTCTGAGGCGTCAGCTCGCGGATGTAGTCCTGGATATAGACGGGCGTGATGTTCTTCGTGCTCGCGGCCTGCTGGATGGTATCGGCGCGCAGCTGCTCGTCGGCGCGGTTGTAGGCAAAGCGGAAGTTACCCTCCTCGTCACGGCAGGCGGCCAAGTCCTCGGGGATGCCGCGGCCGCTGGCGATGCTGCGAAGCAGGCGGCCGAAGCTGGCCTCCTGACTGTCCTGCGCGCGCTGCTCGGCAAACTGGCGGCTGCGCTCGCTGCTGCGCTCGCTCTCATACTGCACGCAGCCGACCATCAGCGCGTCGTCCTCGGCTCTGAGTGCAGAAAACTGCTGGCGCTCGGCGTCGGTCATGTCGCGGTTCTCGCGGGCCAGGGTCTGCTGGAGCGTCTCCATCTCCTGGCGAATCTCACTGCGGCGGCGGATGGCCGCCATGTACTCTTCTCTTGTCATTTCTGTCTTTGTTTTTGTTTTGGTGAATTTATGTAGTACGGCGAAGCCATGCGCCGATAGTGTCATAGTCGCCACGCACCAGGGCGGGCTCCTCAGCCTCGATCAGACCAGCGGCCAGCAGACCGTCCCTCACGCCAGCGCTGCGCTGCTTCACGCTCGTGGCGGGATAGGCGGGATGGGTCACGATGCTCACGTCAAACATCCGGCTGATCTTGTCCAAATGGCGGACGTAGTACTCCTTCCCGTCCTGGTCCTTCTCCTTCGAGTAGGAGAACGTGTCTTTGTCGGCGTAGAATCCGAAGCTCATCCCGGCAAAGTCGCCACGCCGCACGCTCTCCAGGGCGTAGTCGCCCCACAGGGTGTTGGCAGCGTCGAAGCGCATCAGAAGACCCTCGTCGTCGAGCTCCAGCCGCAGACTGCCCTTGCCGTCCATGCTGCGGGCCAGCATCTGGCCGGGGTCATGGTTCAGGCAGGCCACGATGTCGCTGCTCCGCATCACGTCCTCGCTCAGAGCGCCAGGAGTGATTTCCTCAAACACGCTGCCATAGTCCCAGTCGGGAAGCAGCACCGAGCGAGAACCGTACAGGAACACGCGCCCCTCGATCTGCCGACTGTCGGCCTGGGCACGAAGCTCCGTCCGAGTATAGTATCTATATTGCTCCATTGTCTTCTTTTTCTTATTGGTATATTCTTCAAAAATAGGCACCACCCCTGCCGCCTACTCCTTACTGTTGCCCGCTCCGAGCTTCGCCAGGCTGCCATTGGCCACGAGGTCGTCGCCACCTTCCAGCGGACGGTAGCCCATGCGGGCGCGGGCCTCGTTGGGCGTGATCACGCCCGTCTGTATGAGCTGCGACAGGGCCGTAGCCTGAGCCGACGGGTCGGTCTGATAGTAGTCGTCGATGCGGAAGCGGGCCCGCATGTGGCCGTCGCCGCCGAAGAGCTTCTCCGTCACCTCGCTCTCGATCTGACGCATCAGCGGCGCCAGCGTGCTGGTCATGAAGATGGTCTGACTGCTCTCCGTGCTACTGTAGTTAGCGTTCGTGTCCTGGAAAACCTGCATCGGAGGCACGCCGAAGAATCGGCATATCTCCATGTTGATAAATTTCATACTGTCCAGCAACTGGAGGTCGCTGGGCGTCATGCCCGTCTGCACAAACTTCATCGTACCCGGCAAAAAGTTCAGGTTCTGGCCGTTTCCGATGGCCTCACGGATGCGCTGCGTCACGCCTTTCAGCTGCTTGTCCGTAGCGCCGCCATAGCCCACCTGCACGGTGTCCTCGCCCGTGATGAAGCCGCGGAGCGTACTGCCAGGGGTGAACATCTCCCCCTCTTGCTTGTAGGCCTTCCGCGCGTTGCTCAGCACCAGCGAGGCGAGCTCAGTCACGGGAGTGCCCATGAAGCCGTCCCGGCAATAGCTCCGGATATGGATGATCTCGTCGGGCAAGTACTCGCCCTCGATGCCGTCGTAAATATCGTTCACGGTATAGACGCCGCGCAGGCGGTCGTAGCTCACAGAGCAGTCCGATGGCACACAGTACAGAGCGCTCAGCACGCCCCCACGATACACGGGCACGATATAGGCGTTGCCGTACATCTCGCGCTGATAGACCACCTGCCAAAGCAGGTCGAAGCCCGTCTGCCGCGGGTTCGGACGCTCCGAGAGCAACCGGTCGGCCATCGTGCCCTCAGCATCCTCATACCACGTCCGCCCGTCTTCCATGCGCCTGCGCATAGCATGAAGCCCAAGACTGGCCACGCTGCCAGCCTTGATCTCCACGCAGCGCTTCACACACGCCACGCTGCTGGCCGTATAGGCGTCCACCATATCGTCCAGCCCGATGATCGTACCGACAGGCAGAAGGCCCGCCGCACGCTCGATCACGCCGCCACCACCACCAGAGACGTCCCGCAGAATACCCTGCACGACGTCCACGGCGGTCGCTCTGACTGCGGCCCACAAACTATTACCTTTTTTTCCCATCCGTTTTGCTTGGGGTTTTTACATTTCGGACCATCCCGCCAAATAGGCACCACCACCACCTTCTCCCCCGCTTCTCGCCTATTTTTTCTTCATTTTATCCCTATTTTGTAAAATAATCCAAAAAGTACGCCACAACATTTGCGAAGACAACACGAAACACTTATCTTTGCAAGAAATAAGAAACATCATGAACGGACTTACTTTGGTTTTCGGTTTAGGGTCGATCATCGCAGGAGCATTCTACGCATGGCTCCACACGAAGTCGGGCAAGAAATGGTTGGAAGATCTCGACAAGTAACGGCCATTTGCCAAACGGCCGAGAGAACAAAAGCCCCCGTTAATGGGGGCTTTTCCTATTCCATGCTGCTTCTCACCTGCTCGATACTCAGCCCGATCGCCATGGTGCCCGTGATGCACCCGTCTATCTTCGCCTTCTGCTGCTTCTTCATCGGCTTCTTGTTTCCCATTTTGTCGACGTCCAGCACGGCGTTGTCGTAGCAATAGGCGTTGATTGGGTTGGGGTCAAAGGTCAGTTTGTCGTTATACAAGAGCTCCTCAGTACCCTCCACGGCCCGCGTGAAATAGTAGTTGGTCTGCTTATAGGCCTGCATGTACGGCCCGCCACCCGTCGCCCGCAGCGTGTTCTGGAACGTCTGCGCCCGGTTGGGGTCGAAGCCGATGCGAAGGATGCGCAGCTGGCTCCCTCGTTGGAAGATGTCGCGGGCTATCTGCTCGTAGTCGATCGTTTCCTCCCCGCATACGTTCATATACCCCTCCTCGACCCATTTCGCATAGACCACGCGGTTCACATGGCTCTCCAGCGTCTGCCGCGGGATATAGTAGTCGGTGATCATGTGGCCGCCCTCGGCGTCCTTCAAGTGCAGGAAGTACGAGACGGCGGAGAAGTCGTCACGCACGCTCAGATCCACCGCCACCTGACACTCGGGCCGATACCCCAGCGCCCCCAGCTTCACGCGCCGATAGTGGCTCCGTATCACCTCGCCCTTGATCCAGGTCTCCATCGTGCCCGTCTCGAAGACGTTCAGCAGCTTCGTCCGGAAGGCCCGCATGTCGTCCGCGCTGCTCTGCGCTTTTCTCCACATGTCGTCGTAGAAGCCCTCCTTCACGGTGATGCCGAGATGTGGCTGCACCTTCCTCCACGTCTGCACGTCGCCCTCCTCGTCATCCACATCGGGCATGAACAAATGGGCAAACGTCCGGTCGTCGTCAGTCTCGCCCCGCAGCACCTTCTTGCAGTGCTCCAGCATCGCCACGAAGGGGCTCTCCACCTTGTCGCTCGCCGTCGTGATCGTCACCACGAGCGGGTTCTCCCTCATGCCCATCGAGGTCGTGAGCACGTTGTAGAGGTCAGCGCTGTCGGCCTGACTGTACTCGTCATTGATGACGGTCGAGGCGTTCAGACCGTCCAGCTTGTCGGCGTTGCTCGCCAAACATCGGACAAAGCTCTCCCGCAGTCCGCTGTCCTTCCAGCTCACCAGTTCTCTGTTCAGCTTGAAATGGCCCAGCCCTGGATCCATGCCCCTCAGCACGCCCCTGATCTCATCAAAGCAGATCTTTGCCTGCTGGTAGGTGTTGGCCGTCGTGTAGCACTGGGAGTTCCGGTCGCCAAACAATAGGTCATAGACGGCCAGACTGGCCACCTCCGTGGTCTTCGAGAATTTACGAGGCACGAAGAGCAGCACGTCGTGAAACAGTCGGTGCGTCTCGTCCGTATAGAAGCCCATGATGTTGGCAAACTGAAACACCTGCACGGGCGTCAGCCGGTAGCTCTGCCTACCCCTCACGCCGCTGAATTTCAGCTGCTCGTAAAACGCTGCGAATTGCTTGTATTTGTCTATCCGAAAGTCGTATTTTTCCAGCATCAGCAAAAACCGACGAAGCCCCAGCAGCTCGTAGAGATTATGCCGCTCAGGATGCCCCGCCAGGCTCTTCGCATAGTCCAGCAGACGGCGGTCGATGCGCCCCAGATGATAGCTCGGCAGGTCGCAGTCCTGCAACCACCCGGCACACGCGGCCTTCGCCTCCCGCTCCCGCTGCTTCTCGTCCTCGGTCATGTCCTTGCCTGTCCTTATCTGTTCTTCTCTGTCTATCCGTGCCAGCACTTACCAGCACTTACCAGCACTTAGTTCTTCTCCTTCTTCCGATAGAGCGTCGGCTTCTGCCCTCCGAGCCCCTCCATGAGGCTCACGAGACGGTCCCCAGTCCGTGGCCGTGCGTCCTTCTCCTGGTTCACGAATCCCGCAGGCTTCGCCACAGACAGACCGAGGTCTCGGAAATACTTCCGTATCTCCTCCGTACACAGTATCTCAGCCGACACGGCAGGATTCAGAATCGTCCTCGGATTGCCCTCACGGCTCACCACGGTCAGCATCGTGCCCTCCTCGGCTATACTCTCCCGGATGGTGTCGAGACGGCATAGCAGACCAGCCAGCACGCCGATGGCGGGCTCCAGGCTCTCATCATAAAGCCCGCGAGCCTCCATGCGCTCCCGAATCTCCAGCACATAGTGCCGCTTCTCTTCGATCTGTCCCATATCTTTGTCGTTTTAATGATTCATGATGGCGCTGCATCGACCATTCTCCGGTCGTTCATCGGTCGTTTTTTGGTCGTTTTCGGTCGTTTTGGCCAATTTTAGCACAAAAAACGCCATTATCGGCACGCTTTAGCGCATATTCAGCCCACACCATAGGCCCAGCCATGCGCCCTTTCAGACGTGCAGAAACCTCTCCAACCACGCCTTCACGTCCTCGCTCGGCTCCTTCCCCTCCTTCCTTTGCCGACGGTGGGCCGCCACATGGCAGTCGTGGCAGAGGCTTCGCAGATTATGAGCATCAAAAGCCAGCGCGCACATCTCCTCCCAGCTCCTGCCCGTACCGATAGGCCGCACATGGTGCACCTCCTCGGCAGGCTGGTCCATGATGCCGCGGGCCATACATTCCTCGCAGAACGGATGGGCGCCGATATACGCCGACCGAAGCGCGTGCCACCGCTTGGAGTGAATAATGCGCTTGTACTCCTTCCTTCGCTTCCCGCCCCGCCAGTGTCCACCACCGCCTCGACGACCTGCCTTCTCTGTATCTCCTTTCCTGTTCATATAGATAGGCCCAGCCGCCGAGAATAGGCACCCGCCACCATGCAGAGCACCACGAAAGCGCCAGCCGATAACGAGGCCTGCGGGCTGATCAGCTCCACGCCCTCGACTTCCACCAGCTATTTCCGCCAATTCACATCGCCCGGAAACATCCGCTCAGCGCCCTCGTCGGCCAACTCCCGAAACATCCCGCCGACCTCATCCTCCACCGATGGCAGATCTTCACCATCACCCATGTTCACACGGCCAGCCTCCACCAGCTTCACAGCCTCGGCGAGCGTCCGCACGTCGTAGTCATACGTCCGCTTGAACACCCGGAGCACGCTCTCGGGTATCTCGTCCGTCATGTCGCCACCAGCGGCCCGCACGGCGCAATAGGCCAAATATCGCAGGAAGCCGCTCAGCGAATGAAACCCGCCACGCTCGCTCAACTGGCAAAAAACCTGAAAATCGCTATCCGAAATCCTAAAGCTCACACGGTGCGTCCTGAACTCTCTCTTACTCATATACTCGGTTTTTCTTTCCTGCAAATATACGAATATTTTTACATATAAACAAAAAAAATCCCCCAAACTATGCAGTATGGGGGACCGTGATAAACAACTAAGGTTTACACTAAAACCTTCAAGTCAAATGTATCGAACCAATGCGAAGACTAATATCCTGCATCGCATCGTTGAAAATCTTCTTTTGATCTTCGTTGAGCGTATAGGAACGGCCACGGACGAGCGTGCCGTTGAGACGTTGAGAAAGCCAAGCCGCGCTCTTTTCGAAATAACGCTCAGCAATATACGACAGAGGCAGCAGGCGATACGCCTCACCGTCAATCTGTGCGCGAAGATTATCAACAGAGATTTCCATCTCCCCGAGCTTCTGTTTAACGAACCTGCCAGCCTCTTCTTTTGTTGCCGCGTCAGCATGGTCATGAAGCCAGCCGACAATCTCCTCTTTCCTGGCAACACTTGCCGCGTCCTCTTTACCAGCAAGAGCCGCGTATTCGTTCAATAGTTCTGTAGCTTTTTTATTCATTTTTGATTCGTTTTAAGCCTCCCCCGAAGGGGAGGTGGGTTCTACTTTCGCATTCTTAGCAGCCTTGAGAGGTCTCCGAGCAGCAAATCGACTCTTTTCTGAATCTCCGCCTCCTCAATGTGAAGGCTCTTTGCGATTCTCACATAGTCGGAAATCTCTTTCTTTTTGCGACTGATTGCCTTTTCTAATTCTTCTTTCATACTTGAATTTTTTAATGTTAAGCCATCATTTATTTATCACAATGCAAAGGTACATAAAATATTTGTTATACACAAGAAAAGCATAAAGAAAATATTATGTTTGATATCTTTTAACGCTCTATCGCCCGCTCAGCCTCCAGCATCTTCCTCACCACCGTATCATCCAGCAGCCGCGCATACGTCGAGCGCGTCACCTTCGTCGAGCTATGGCCCAGCACCCGCGCCACCGTCTCCATGTCCACGCCAGCGTTCAGCAGCACCGTCGCCCCAGTATGGCGGGCCCAGTGGCTTGTGATAGGCTTATCGACCCCCGCCGTCTGCGCCACCACCTTCAAATACTCGTTATACTTCACGTTAGAGAGCACAGGAAGCCGCCACCCATACTTCTCCAGCACGGCCACAGCGGGCCGTAGCAGTAAGAAAGAATACTCCTTACCAGTCTTCCCACGTTCCCCACTATACGACCACCTGCCGCCGCCCACATCCACCAGCCTGCCAGCGTCGAAGTCGGCCAAATCATGATACGACAGGCAAGTGTAGCACTGGAACACGAAGAGGTCCCGCACCCGCTCCAGGCTCTCAGTCCCCATCCGCGCCGTCTCCACCCGTCGGAGCTCCTCCAGTGTCAGGTACTTATGCAAGCCGTGGCTCTCCTTGTCCTTCCTAATGTTCACCCACTTATAGGGATTTCGTCGAAGCAGCCCAGCCGCCATCGCATCCAGTATGAACGAGTTCAGGAAGCGGTGGTAGTTATTCCATTTCGAGTAGTCCGTCATCCCCTTCTCCTTCAGCGCCGCATCCATCGCCAGCACGCCGTGGTCCGTCACGTCCGAGAAATAGCGAATACCGCCCCACGCCGAGAACCACCTCAGAAACCGGTCATACCGCACCTGACTGTCCGCAGCCCGTCCGTACTTCCTCACCTCGGCCCGTTCCCGGCACCACTCCAGGAACGTCCGACCCTCCCCCTTCATCCTCGCCATCCTATCCGGGATGGCCATGATATCCACCATCCCCTCCTCCATCATCTCATCCAGCACGCGCAGCACGTCCCCGCGCATCCGCTCCAGCACCCTGTTCAGCGCCACGGCGTCCCCCCGCTTCACCACGCGACCGTCACGCCACTCGCCACGGCCCAGCCTCACCCCTGTAGCCATCACCTTGCACCTGCGCATATACGACACACGCATCTCCACACTGGCCACACCCGTCGTCGCCAGCGTTCCTCGCCGGTCAAAGCACCAGCTGAAACTCGGTAATTTTTCCATATCCTTATCCTTTCTTTCTTGATTGATTTCTTTCTTTACTTTTTCTTTCTTTCGTTCTTCGATTTTTCTTCTATCTTTCCGTGTACAACATTCCCGTTTCTCGTGTACAACAAATGTACCCCGTAAACCGCAGTATATAGCGGTACATCGCAATATATAGCAATATATCGAAGACAGAACACTATCCCCTTATACAGAAATCGAACCCAATCCGACAAAGAAAAAGAAATTATAAACGCTTAAAAACCAACCATTTAAGCCACCAAAACGCAAAAAAGGAAGGGCAAAAACCCTTCCAAATTCAGCGGAAAGAGGGGGATTCGAACCCCCGAACCGCTTTAGACGGTTACACGCTTTCCAGGCGTGCCTCTTCAGCCACTCGAGCACCTTTCCTTTGTAGAAGCTGCGATGTGCGTTGAAGCCATGTTCGCTTACGGGCTGCAAAATTAGTGCTTTCTTTTGAAAGAAACAAATATCGGAATGATATTTTAAGTTTCTTTAATAGATAAAGCAGTGCGGAGGCTTACAGTTCCGCGGGCGTGATCCTGACGGTCGCCGTTTGGCGGGAGTCCTTGCCGACGTATTTGTAGGCGATGCCCACGTTCACGCTCTTGCACAAGTCCTTGAGGGCTTTCGTGGAGACGTCGTCACTGTTCAAGACCGCCAAGATGTTTTTTTTCAGGGTGGGTCGATTGCTCTTGATATTGGCGATCGAGAGGAGATCCTCGTCCACCGTCACCTCATAGAACAGGTAGTCGTCCTCCAGATAGGCGCGGGTCATCTCCATGCCGTCGGCGATCTTGGTCGGCAGCATGGCGTTGCCCACCTCTATCTGGCTCTTCAGCGCGGCCATGGGGTCTCTCGCCTCCTCGGGAGCAATCGAGGCGCGCAGTATTTCCTCCGCCGTGAAGCGTATCGTAAACTTCGCCTTCGACTGCTTGCCGATATATTTCATGACCAGTCCCGCGCCCTCGCTGGCCAGCAGGTCGAACGTGGTCTTGAGGTCGCCCGTAGCGTTGCGGACCATGGTGGTGGCATTCTGGCGCACCATCTCTTTGTTGTTTTTGAGGGTCTCGACGCTGATCACGTCCTCATTGAGGGCGTAGGAAATGATCAGGTCGCCCTTTTCATAGACCATGGAGGTCATCTCACCCATCGCTCCCAGGGAGACGGGACACATGGCGTTGGCCATCGCTATCGACTTGCGAAGCGCGGAATTGTTGTCGCCGGCGTGGGCACACAAGGCCATTACCACCAGCAGAAAAGTGAGCAGTACTCGATTCGTTTTCATGATGTTTTGTTTTTGCAGCACTTGGTTTTCCATTTATTCAACAGTTGGCGCAGGGGGCCGCACCGCACGATCCGCGACAGGCGTGCTGCTAAGTCGTATCGCAGGATGATGCGGCGGCTCCCGCTTCTGATCATGAGAAACAGTTTGCTGAGCGAGAGATTGAACTGTAGGTTGAGTCTCATGCTTGTGTCCTCAGCAAATGCCAGAAACTCTCGGGCAGCCAGACGTTCTCCACCTCCACCGCGTCCTGGAAGAGCGGGGCGATGTCGGCGGGGGTGAAGCCGGCTATGCCGCAGCCGATGGGGGTGACGAGGAAGGTCGTCTCGGGATGCTGGCGCGCAAAGTCTATAAACTCATCGACGTAGGGACGGATGGTCTCCGGGCCTCCCTGCATCGTCGGGATGGCGTAGCTCTGTCCCTGCAGGCCTACGCCCACTCCCATCTTGGCTCCGAAACAGCGGTAGGCAATCCGGGCCGCACCGCCTCCGTGCATTCCGCCGAGGTTGCTGCCGAAGACGAAGACCTCGTTGGGGGCGAGATCGTGGATCCACTCTGGGGTGACTCTTTTCTTCATACTCCTTAATTCCGCAACACTATTATCAATTAAACTTTTTAAGTACCTGAGCAACAAAAAGTTGCCCAGGATTTTGCCATGTCGAAGAATTCACTTATCTTAGTGTCGCAAAAACAAACAAGAGAATCCGACGATAGACATGGCAAAAATACAAATAAAATCCGAGAAACTCACTCCTTTTGGAGGAATA